CGCCAATGCCCAGCATCATCTCGTCATACCAGCCGTCATTTTCTAGTGCGCCCTTCACGTTCTCAATGGCGAACGTAACGACCGAGCTAATAAGGGTGAACTGTATGATCGTTTCAACTGCGGACTCTAGTGCCATCATTCCTCCATTGCGCGACAGAAAGCCGCGCCAACAAATGCGTAATACAGCGTGATAAATGCCGTAGCGATCCCCGGCCCGAGTTGTGCAGGGTCGTCAAGGTTCTGTAGCATGTGAATGAGACCCGTCATAGTGCCAATAGCTCCCGCCGATACCAGCAGCCGCCGAAACCTCTGCCAGCTAAACCCGCGCACGTATAACAGCGACACCGAAACCCCCAAGACGATGAGAATGCTAGGTGCGTCAATGAACGCGTCCAGTGTGCCGCCAGCAAGGATGCCCATGACGAGCATCACGAAGGCGATAAACAACAAAATGCCGGCTCTCAGTCTTTGAACCACGGCTCCCTCTTTCCTCCAGAATATTCCCTCGCGTGACCCTCGCGAATCATCAGCTTGCAGATGTCTGTACGCTTTCCACATTTGACAGTAAATGGTGTCGCCAGAACGCGACCGAATTTGCCACGTTCATGGCTCTCAAACTCTACAGCATCTGCTGATTCTAGCGTCTCTTTGAGAAAGGCTGTGGCGGCTTTGCCTAAAGCCTTCTCCTCTAGGTTGCGTGTCCTACTCTCTGGCGTATTGATGCCAGCAAACCTCAGGCGTAGCTTGATACTTACGTCAAACCCGAGATCCGCATCTACGTCGATGGTATCGCCGTCAATGACGCGGCGAACCGTGCATCCATAGTAGAACTTACTTTTTGCCAACGGGCTTGGTCTCTGGCTCTGGTTCTGCCAGCATTTGGTTATATGCCTGTAGCTGGCCGATCAGATTCTGTGCCTGTGGCGATTGACTCAGCAACTGCTGGCTTAACTGATTTAGTGCCGTCTGGATCGAGTCTATTTTTTCTGTGATCTCGTCCTTGGTCATGCGGCCTCCAACGCCTCAACTCGGGCCTGAAGTTCTTGAACCACCTTGGCAAGAATCGGCCCTTCGATGATTGATGATTTCACCCACTTAAATGTCTCTGTCTCCGACTGCCGCCGTTCCGTCTTCTTTCCTGCGGGTTTTGTTTCGTTCCCCTCATCATCATACTCCGCAGGGACATCCACTTCGTAGGACTCGTTTTCAGCAGCTACAGGAACCAACAGCGGGAAAATAGATTCGACCTCTTGTGCGACCAGCCCGAGGCGATATGGGGCGTCGTCACCTTGGACTGCCTTGTCCGACTTGTCCCGCCACTTCCTGTAGCGAAGTGATTTGAAGTCATCCCAGTAGCTCCGCGCATCCACGATGTCCTCTTTGAATTTCACATCAGAAATGGTGCCGTATGTGCCATCGTGGTTGGCGAGGTCACCATCAGACCAGATGTTGATTCGAATGGCCCCAGTGTCCTCGCCCTGAAAAAAGAAGGCAGAGTTGTCATCGGGAGCCGCACCTGTAAACTGGCAGTAGACGCCACGGGGAGACGTTGCCGACGTATGCACACACGTCGCCACCTGAGTGCTGGCATGGGCACTTTCCAGTCGAACACGCTGAGTGGATGTCGGAGTGCCGCCAACGCCCATGTTCCCATTACCATCCAGCACCATACGAGTGGTTGTACCAGCAGTGTAGAAATACATACCATCACCACCGTGGTAGTACTGAATCGCACCCGCTCTATTGTTGCCGGGGTCACCGAAATAGATAAACTGGCTCTGATCGGCTGGACTCAGGAAACTCATGCCAGTAGACCCGCTGCCTTCGATGACAACCTCATCGCCGTTTGCATGGGCCGAAACGCTACCCGCAGATGCCGTGTGAACATTGAGCTTGCCATCACCAGCCACAACGCCGATGGAAACCTTCCCATCACTTTCGATACGCATTCGTTCAGCAGCGGCGGCACTAGCACCGGTCGCAAAAATCAGGTCTGTCGAATTGTTATCGGCGGCGAACGTATCATCGGCTTCCGCGTAAATGCTTGCGCCAACCAATATGGCATCGGTGCCAGACGCCTCTAAGGGAGCAACAAAATCGATCTGGCCGAGCTTGTCGCCATCTTCAACCGTGAGTTCTCCCGTAGACAGCCGTAATGTTCCCGCCCCTGCGGCTGTAGCACCCCGAATCTCTAGACGATTCTGATCCTCATCCCAGAGAGAAAATGCACCCGCAGCGGCACCGAAAAATTGGACATCGTGTCCGGTGTCATCTTCTCCAACCGTGACCGTTCCCGCCGCAGTAAGGGCGGCGGTTGCCAATGTCCCGCCAGCAACTGTCAGGGTATTCGATGAGTGCGTGAGCGTGACATCTCCAGCGTGGAAATCAACAACACTACCAGACGCGAGAAACAGGTCAGACCACGCAGTTCCAGAAACCCCAAGAGCAGACCCGTCATTTGTCGCTGGTATGACATTGCTTGCCGTGATTTTTACATCAGCAGAACCAGCGGCAATAGCAAGGTTTGTAGCATCCCACTTTATTGAAGCATCATCGTCGTCACCGAATTGTACAGGAGCATCGTCGGCAAGGTCTATGACCGAGCCACTCAAAATATTCAGGCTGTTGGCGGTCATGCTGAAATCATCAGCACCAGCAAGTTCAAACATGATGGTATCATCTGCAGATGCGCGGATGCTAGTATCGTTGTCCGCGTCTAGGTCGATCCGATTCGTATTAGCAACCATGTCGATGTCGCCACTAACCAAAAGCGAATCCGCATCCTCGTCCCACAGCATATACTTACCACTAGTCGCCCCAAAGAGCTTTACATCATATCCGGTACCATCCTCACCAACCGTGATCGTTCCTGTGTTCGTTGTGTTGCCCTTAACGGCAAGAGTCGTTACATCGGTACCATCATTAATCCCCACATTCAGAGTGCGGGTTCCCTTTGTTGCAAGGTTAATGGTCTGATCAATATTGTCATCACCAATCGAAATTGTTCCACCCGAAGACTCAATGGCTACTACACCGCTGGCATCAAGGTTAATCGATGCAGTGTTGTCTGTTGCGAGAGCCCGAGAATCGCTAATTGTAACGATGTCCGCGCCACCCTCCTGAATGTTGACACCGCCCGTTCCATTTACCGTCAGGGCTCCAGCCGCCGTACTCCATGTTGCCGCCGCCGCTGAAGTTAAAGTCAGCGCACCACCAGACGTTGTGAAGTTTGACGCAGACGAGGAATCTATAGAGACGCCAGCACCATCAACCGTAACTGCGCCCGATGCATTCAAGTCGTATGCGGCTGTGTCTATATTGAATTCTGTAGAAGAGTTGAGATCTACGGTAGGGGCGGTGATGTCTAGGGTTGTGCCAGCGTTTACCTCAAGATGCCCATCAGATGTGGCAATGATGTTTTCTCCACCAGCCGCATCGTGGAAGCTGAGCTTGGAATCCCCGGTAAGGACCAACTCGTCTGCTGACTGGTCCCAGAGCATGTACTGGCCAGATGTGTCACCAAAGAACTGAACATCATGACCCGTGCCGTCCTGACCGACGACAACGCCGCCAGCCGTTTTAATTCCAGCAGTAGGTGCCGTAACACCATCTGTCCCTATTCCACCGGCAAATGCTACATCATTAGTCCCGTCTTGGACTACAAAGATGTCTCCATCTGCACCAGAGCCATTTGTGTTGGTAGACTGAAGTTCAAAATTGGTTCCTGTGGCGTCATACTGAAACCAATAGTCCGTGCCGGTTCCAAAGTTCAGCTTCTCGTCATCACCAAAGGCAACGCCAAGGCTTCCAATAGAAACCCCTGATGCCCCAGCCCTGAAAACCTCTGTAAGGGTTCCGGCGACAATAGTCTTAAAGACAAGATCTGCGTCTTCGGACCCATTAGAAACGTCTGTAAAGAGTGTCTCAACTTCGGCAAAGACGGTGGCATTGCCGCCATCATCGTCGCCGTAAAACTGAACTTCAACGCCATCATTGTCTGCGGCTGTTCCTGAGCCGGGGTTGACTCCAACCTTTAGTGCTGTCCTAACACCACCACTGGCAGCACTGGTGTTTTCGTGACTTATCAGACCTGTTATTGTGTTGGCTTGCCCCTTTACAACCACACCATCCACGGACGAGTAGTCCACATTGTTCTCATCAAGATTGTTCCCGTTAAGGGTATTGATGATGTGGTTTAAGGTGTCTGTAATGGGCGCGGCTGTCATTTCCGCGCCTGAAGCTGGCAAAGTGCCTTGACTTGTAAGAACAGCCACAAAAACCTCCGTTACTCAGCGTCAGAATACACGACTTGATAGCCCTTGATCTCAAAATCATCATCGCCGTCCCACTGAGGGGCAACTGTCTGGGCTACTCTATTGATGAATGTGCGGACAACGTCACTGGCTTCTCCCGGCCATTCAATTCCAGCATCCCAATTAACACCGGTATCCCACTTAAGGGATGAGCCGATGCTGAACGTCTCTGACCGAGTAGATAGGCGACCTTCGTTCAGAAAACAGGCAAACCTTATGCTGTGCTCTCCTTCTTGGGCCACATAGTGCGTTACGATGCTGTGAATAATCTTGTCTTTCCCCGGCGACCCAAGGTCGTTGGGAGACATTGTGATTTTCCATTCCGTGTCCTCTCCGTCGTCGTCGGCTTGACCACTATCGTTCGCTTTGTAAGCGTACCCGTCCGTGCTTCCCTTGTAATCAAATTCGTTACCAGACAACCTGTACGATGTAGCATAGTTGTATGACCTACTCGGGGTGTCAAACCAAACATCGCCCGTCTCCCAATCCCAAACCAACTCCTTGTCATGTCCTACAGAGTTTGTAGAGGAAGACATTAGTGTTCGTACTTGGTGGTCTGTCTCCCTTATCCATGACACAGAGTCTCCTATTCGGGTGGGATTGAGATTGTTCCACTCAAACTGGATACCCTGAGTAAGCAGATCAAAAGACAGGTCATTGCGTACACTGTACGCACCATCTTTCGCGATGATAAACATCCCGAAGTTGGGATTCCTGACAAGGCCATTTGGCGCTACGGGGGAAAAGGCTCCGGTGAGCGCCCTCTCCGGGACAGCCTCAATAAACCCGGCATCCACCACAAACCGAACAAGGTGAACACCGTCTTCTTTTATGACTGCAAGAAAGTCTACTATATCCAAGCCGCCAATAATGGGTGGACCGCCCTGCTGAACTTCAAATCTGCTGTCATCTGGCCAGTTCGTAACATCAATGGACAGTTCGCCCATTGTTACGTCTGGCCACCGGATTCTCGTAGGGTATTTTACTGTAGACTCTGTGGTATTAAGGGCTATGAGAAGGTTTTTATGGACAACCAAAGACTTGCATGTTGTCCACGGAACCCCAGCAAGTGCTGTGGCGTTGCCGCTCCCATTGTATGTGATAGTCTCGTCAACGCCGTTTGTAAAAATTAACTGGTCCTTGATTTGCTCAAAAACAAACCTGTTGTCGGCATTGTCTGTAAGGGTTAAAGCACTCCCGCCAGATCCTGTTATGTCTGTCCGTGTCGTTCCGTCATTGGTGTAGACTTTGGTTCCAGCACACTCGACATTTTTCTCTGTGCCGCCACTAAAAGTAACTTGCTTGAGGCCCGTTACGTCTTTTGCGGCTGAAGACTCCGTAATTTGATTGCTGTTGTACTTCGAAGATCCAAACGCCCTACGGGCCGTCCCCCTCTCCGTTAGGTTCATATTCTTCAGAAGTTCTGCGTTTTCTGGGCTGAGCCGCCTATCGGGGTAATAGAAATTGTTTTGACCACGTATCTGGAAGATCGTGGTATTTCTAAAGTCATCCTGAGGGGTGACTTCTGATGGCATTTGGTTAGCCATTACTGTGCATCCGCTAGGCTGCGGTGAACGCCCTTGATCCACGGGTGTCGTGGCAGATTTGCAGAGCCAGCATGAACATCAGAGGCCTGAAGCACAAGATTTGGCCTTGGGTCAACAAGGCTCTGGAACGAAGAAAGCTTGTCGTCGTACATGCTCTTCATCATAGATGCGTACCCAGCCTTACCAAAGGCCGGGAGGATCTCAGCGCAAGCCCCATAGACCAACAGGTTGTGAAAGTCTTCGTCTATCTCGGGCCAATCCTCATCGAACACAAGGTCTGGCTTAAATGCCATTGCCCGTACAGTGTACGTAATCACTGAATCTGGTATAGGATAGAACTCAATCCACAGATACGACGGAGAGTCTACCCATGTCGGGATAAGGGCAATGGTGTTGTCGCTGCTGTCTTTTACAGTTACAGAGCCACTAAACGAAGAGACACCGTCGTCATAGGATTTTACGATACGCTCTACAGACGAAAAAGCCTGTGTCGTCGTTACTGTGCTGGTGCCGTTCATCGTGCTCTTTTCGCGAATCAAGCCGCCAGTACTGTAATCGGTTCCAACAACAGTTACATACCTAGCCTCTCCAGTTACAGACCCATCAGAGGAAGACGAAGAAGAAAGTTTTATCCCACCAGCCACTGCTTGCAGTTTCTGTGTGCCAAACTTCCCAAGGGAATAGTACCAGTCAGGGTCGCCTGTGTCAGTGTTGCCGGGGTACAGGTTGTCGTAGTCCGTAGATGTGATTTCTTCTACGCTCTTTGTGTTGCTTGAGTCTTCGATGTTAAGGATAGACTTAACGTAAAGAGGCAAACCATACTTTGATGTGCTGGCCACAGTCACAAGGGAAAACTCCCTCTTCTTGTGTTCTGTCCCCGTAACAGACAAAACCTCTCTGTAGGTGTTGTTGACGGAAGACTTGACCATTGCTTCCGCATCACCACCCGACCCCTGAGAGCCCTTGTCTAGAACATCATCTACGATTTCCCTAAAAGTCATGTCTATTATTCCTTAGGGTTCGGAAGAGTTGTTTTGTGTGGAAATACCCCACGCTTCTTTACTTCGCGGTTGTCTACGTGATCAGATCCCTTTGATAGGGATATATTCAACGTACTTTCGGGCTCTTCTCCCCCTTCATCGCCGCTCTCTGGGGCGCTAGATTTAATCTCATCCTCATCTCTCTGCTCTTCAATCTTGTCTATTAGCGCATACCTTTCAACCTCATCCATATCAGAAAGGTGCTCTAGGAGGAATTTATTCACATCCTCTTTGGACTTTGGCATGTCCTTTATGTTCAGGTTTTCAGTGTCACCGCCGCCGACACGTTCAAAGGCCGAAAGGATTGAGTCCATCATTTTTGCCTCAGAACCTTTTCTCTGCTCGTCGGCGGTATCCATGGCCCGTTCTTTGAGCTCTGGCCCATTGGTGATGGCAACGCCCTTGATATGAAAATTCCACAGGTTAAAAACCTCAGGCTCTCCACCTCCACCCAACTCCATGCGCTCTTCGGCCTCGGCTATGCTGACAACTTCTCCAGCACTGTTGAGACTTCGGGCACCTTGGCATTCTCCACTGTACTTGATAATGATGCCCATCTCGTCGCTAAGTGGAACCTCTCCCTGATAAAGATCCTTAACGAAAATTCGTGGTTCAAGGCCCATAGCACTCAGCGACGGGGGCATGCCAGTGTACTCCTTCGTCCACTCACTTTCAGGCGGGTGATAGGTGTCTGAGACTTCATTGTTTGTGCTTTCCATGATGCGGAAGCAAACAAACGCCTTCTGTTCTTTCGTGAGCTTTATTTCTCGAAATTCCCCACGACGTCGCTTGACACCAAAGGTGCTGCTTTTGTGATCCGTCTCTTGGGTCGGATCAATTACCACACGACTTGGCTCAACTATCCCTACTGACATTCCGTCCTCCTAGCGAGTTGTACCACTGATGTTGACTTGGCAATCTGATGAACTTGAAGCAATCTTGCCAAGGATTGCTGCCCCCGGAACGCCTTCTACGGCGATGCCGGGAAAGTTAAACGAAGTTCCCTCCACGGACACGTCAATCTTGCTTTGCCACACAACGGTAGACGCTGGGGACTCTATGGTGATTATTGAGTCTGCGTCTGTATGCCCAGATATGCTGGTGACGACATGTGTACGATTGACTGTGACTGAGGAGCTTGATCCTGTATCTGCTACTGCTTCTGCCGCGTGTGTCGCTGATGCACCGGAATCTGTCCCCACGGCAGTTTCGCTAAAAATGTGCTGATCCAATGCCATGATCTTCTCCTGATTAATTACGTGCGGGTCTCTTCAAGTTCAAGGACGCGGACAGCGGAAGTACCCGATGCAATGCCGTAGATTGGACCGCGATAAAAAAATTGGTGAGCGCCGCCGTTATAGGAAAGCGTAAACTTCGCACCATTAAGGATGCGTATGCCCGTAGATGTCGTAACCGAATCAGCATCACCAATGTAAACCGTGTTCCCTGAGTCATTGTCTATTTGCAATTCAATGCGCTTGTAGTTCTTCGCCTTGATGAGCGTTGCGCTTGTGCCTACAGAAACAGCCACAATAGACATTCACCGCTCCTTACTTACTCATAAAAAAGCGGAAGGTGAGCCGAGGACGGCTGCGAGGGGTGGCCCACCTTCCAAGATCACCGCCCCTCGCAGTTCCCCGGTTTCATCTAGATGCTAATCTAGTCATCTTTGCCGTCAGCGACACTTGGTCGCCACAGCTCTACTTCTGCTAATCCCGCAGATGGTGTGCCAATGGCACTGGCACCCTTCATGCCTGCAATGTAATCGCCACCAACATCAGCGTCATCGACGCTTCCAGCCGTTGATGTCAGATAGCAATCTCCGTTGTCTGCAAAGCTTGCCAGAACCTTTGCAACACCCTTCCCAGAGATCTGATACCACCCGAACCTGTCTGCGACACAAGCAGCCATAGCAACAGCTATTGGACCAACGTCATTAGCTGTTGCCAGTGATGTGGTGTAATCGTCAGGGTTATATAAAACAACAGACCCTTCAACCGTGCTGGCAACACCCTTCAGGTAGATGAATTCGCCAGCACCGTAGTTGGTTGCAGTAACCCCGCCAACAGTGGTAGTATATCCATCAACCGCTCGGACAATTTGTCCGAGAGAGTAGTCCTTGTCTGCTTCGACTACGACTTCGTCAAAAGCCTGTCCATGAGCGACAGACTCAAGACTGTAATAAATACTATTTGCCATGGTTTTTATTCCTTTAGATCAGTCCCGCTGTGAACCTGTATGTTTTGGCGGCTTCAGCGTCCACACCAATGCTGCCGTTTTGTGCGGTAGCCATGTCAGAGGTAACATTGATGACGCACTGAGCATCGGTTCCAACGGCACTAGCGGATGCTCCGACAGCACTTTCGCTTGTCAAGTTGCAGTAGAGCAGGTAGCGACCTGTTCCCGCAATCGCAAACGTACGTGCCGTTGTGTCTGCTTCGATCTCGCCAGTAATCACAAAGTGATCACCAGCGCTATGAATGGACTTCGTATCGTATGTAATGTCACCAGCGGCCAAGATATGCCCCTTTCTTAGGAAACGCCCGTGAGCTTACCAAGCTTGCGCCTGTTGTTCACCGCGAAGTTGCCCATAACGAGCATCTGCGTGACGAGAGAGTCCTGATTGACGGGCTTCTGGAGACCTTCATCCGTCTCGCTGAAGTTTGCGTCTTCATGGACATACAGGAACATGTGGTTCGTGTTCAAAACGTACACGTTACCCGACGTACAGTAATCCGACCAGATAAAGGGCTGGCCACGGAACAGAAGGGTGCTGATGCCACCGTCTGCCCCGCCCTGAGGATTCTGCTCATAGCGAACCTGAGGCTGAAGCGTTGCCTCATACGACTCATGGATCGTACGCGTCGTGATGTACAGGTTCGGCATGGAGTCAAAACCTTCCGAACCCTGAGAGCACTGATTGGAAACTGAGCGAAGATTTGGTGCAAGGTTTACCGCTGCTGCACCAACGGTGGTCGCAACCTTATTGCGCCACGCCGTGTTAGTGACTGGAACAGTGGCGTAGGAACCAACAGTAGTTCCCGGCACGTCTTCAATCGCAGCTTCCAGACCCGTGATGTTCTTGGAGCCGTTGCCAGTACCATCAGAATACAGACCTGTGGTAATAACATCAGCCAGAGACATCGCGGCGTTGTTGAGACGCGCTTCCAAGAGGTCAAACAGCTTGGAGCGGTTGTCTTTGTTGACGCGCATCTCGCGACCAGAAATAACCACGCTGGCGCTGTACTGTTTCCAGTTAAACAGCGGCGAGGTCTGTGTCTGCGCGCGCGTCACATTGAGTTGCTCAAGATCATTGTACGAGCTTGCTGTCGTATTCTTGGCATAGTCAATGCTGAGTCGGATGCGCTCACCACCGCTAAGAACTTTGAGCTGTCCCGCTTCGCGGAGACGGCGCGTCAGTGGCATTGCATCAAAGATTGCGTCCTGAACGACATTCGACATCATCGTGTTTTCGAGCGTCGAAGCGAGCAGTGACGCAATGGTTCTTGAGTCAGATACGTTGTTAGCCATTGCTAAACACTCCGTAATTAGTTACGAAGCTGCTATTGAATTTCTGCGAGTTTTCGTGCGTTTGCCAGAACTGCGGAAATACGGGCCTTGCCACGCGGGATGCCAGCATCGTCAAGTTGTTTTGGGTCGTAGATGCCCTGTACTGTGTCGCCGCCAGCGTTGTTGGAAAGAATTCCTCCTGTCGTGACCAGTTGCTGAACCCTTTGGCCGTTTTTCTCTCTTATCTCTTTTGACACCTCATTGCGACCTTGTTGTCTTGCAGACGTGATAAGGTCATCGAAGTGAGATAGCTTGTAGAGATCTTCAAAGTTGAGGCCCTGCTGGTTCACTATGCGGTCAAAGTGAGGTTCCATCCGTGTCTTTGCTGTTTGGTTGACGTTGAATCGACCAGTGCTATCTACTTCTCCAAAGTCCTTTCCGAACATATCAACCCCGCGCATGTTGCTGTCTTCGGTCGCCTGTTCGCGTTCGATTTCAGCAAGGTCGTCCTGCTTTACGTAGCCATTATCTGCAAGATAGGCATCAAGCAGTTCAAGCTGCTGGGGGTCGGTACTTGCTAGTGCTTCCCTAATGGGGTCGTCCTCCTCCTCGTAATCGGCATCCTCCTCAAGTTCATCTCTGAGGGTTTCCACCTCTTCGATCGCTCTGTGGAGGCGATTCTCAAGGACGTTCGCATTCCCAAAATCTTTCTGCAATCCACGCACTACGTTAGCAGCTTCTGGATTGTCACTCTCTTCCAACATCCGCAACACTTCGTCGATGCCCGGACGCCCGGAAGCAGTCCCATTACTTTGGCTTGCTTCAGCATCCTCGTCAGCATTTACGTTTGGTTGTGGTAGGTTACTGATTCCGTCCGCATCGGTGGTCCCATCAGGCCCCGCTCCGGTTTGACCATTCGTTCCCCCGACTTGCCCTTCGGCAGTTTCAGGGGTGTCTTCTGGCACCTGTAGTGGAATGCTGATGTTATTCATGTGCTACTCCTTCGGTAATTGAGTCTTTGTTTTAAAGGCCTTGGATGTATCACTACCAACATCCCCAACCTTTGCCGTCCTCTCTGTGCCGTCTTTTTCTATAACCGTCACAATCTGATTATCTGCCCTCTCTTTTGCTATCTCTTCTCCTCGCTGAATGTCTGAGTGTTTTATTCCTCGCTCAGCCATTCTTCCGGTTGCGTTTGACTCTACGTTTCTAGCGCCGTGAACGGGGTCTCCAGCTTCAATTACCCCACGCGACCTCATGACCTCTTGGTGGTGTCGTTTTCCCTTGATGTCACACCCGAGGCTTTCGTCATAGTATGACTCGAACGGTTGGAAACCAAGAGCGGCACTAATGGGAAACTGATATTCACAGATGCCGCCGCACTCACAATCAACCGCCGATAGTCGGTCTTCGAAATCGCGCTTTTCCGTGTACACTGTACTGCACTTGCTGCACTTGTAATCATAATACCCCGGCATATTGTCCCGTCCTCTTATCCAGCCTGTTCGGCAGATTCAGTCTGTCGCTGTGGTGCCGAGGGGCTGGCAGCAAACTGCTGTGGATTCATTGCTCCGGTGCTGTTCCCTGAAGGCCCAAAGCTCCCGCCGCCGCTGAGCCTCTCAAATGCTTGAATCGTTGCGGCCATATCTTCCGGGTTCTGCATTGCCGACTGCACCGTCTTCATGAACTCTGAGGGAGCTCCCGGCAAGATCTCTTCTACGTTCTTTATGTCGTAAGAGCTAAGAAGCTTTTCAAGAATTATAACAATGTTTGGAGGCGGCATGCCCAGATTCATAAATGCAGGGATGCTACCAACCATCAGGTTGTAAAGGTCGAGAAGGTTCTTGCGCTCAACAGCCTTATTCTGTTGCTGCGAACCGACATCTATGGCAAAGCGGTATTGGCCCCTTGCTATCTCTTCACTTACGGCTCCAAAGGTTTTCTGCCGTGGGTCGATTAAGATTTCTCTCTCTGGCATAAACTGCTGATGCATCTGCCAGAACTTTTCCATGGTTTCGATCTGCATGGCCTCAAAGCGGCGTATGCGTGACTCTTCTCGCGCTCTTGATCTTCGCTCGATGATGTTGGCTTCCGTTGCTGTTTCTGTGGAGATAGCCCGTTGTGGCTCTGCCGTTCCAGCGACCCTGTCAAAGAACTGCATGATGCTGGACAGGTACTGCTGTCTGTCATTCTCTATGGAGAGAAATGGGACAGCTTGGATAGGAGTTCCATCCATGTCCTTCAACCCCGGCACTCCATAGTACCCACCATCTGCCGCATTCATGACTTCGTCCATCTGATCTGGATTCATCAGGTCTGAGTCATACAGGTGGAGGTTCTTGGACTTTCGCATGGTGTAGAGCATGCTGTCGAAGAACTCCGACACAAGAAGGTGTATGTTGTCGGCCCCTGCCAGTGACAGCGTGGGTTTGTTGATGAATGTTTTGACGTTGTCCTGAAACTTCACCATCGAAACGGGGTAGTCGTTGATGTACTTGTAGGGCCACTGCTCATCATGCCTCTGGAGGCCATCGGAGCCATCAGCGATGACAACCAAAAGGTTTCGGTTTTTGTTTGGCCCGACCGGGAAATCTCTAGCCCAAATCTCCCACCCTTCAACCATCGCATAGTCACCAAATGTGTCAGACTGCATACGCGACATTCGGGGGCCATCACCCAAAGACAGCTGTGCATTGGGTTCGATTCTGTCGGTATTCTCGAATGTGGGCTGTCTCTTCCACCAGTATAATGGGGCGCGGATTCGGAAGGCTATCCACTTGGCGTCCTTGGTGTTGGACTGTGTAAAGGGGTCCATCACGAAATCGTCAGGTTGCCATCTTGATCCGAATGGCGCTTCCCACTGTATGCGTGTGTCTACAGCGGGTTGCTCCATGTCCATCAGCGCCTTGTGGTGGTCGATGTTGCTCTGAACGATCTCCTCGACTTCCGAGTCGAGTCCGGGTGTTTCGAGAAGAGCGATATGAGCCTCAAGGTGCCTTTCATGGTCTTGCCATACCGTTGGCCGCGTAATGTTCAGGGCCAGCATGGCTAGATTTTCCTCTTGGGGGTCGTCCATAATTATGGTGCTTGCATCGGTCAGGAACAGGTCGCCCTGCTGTTCGATGACAGCATTCCACCCAAGCTTCTTAATTCCCCACGGGGAAAGGAAGGCATCCAGAGCAATGGAGTCGTCCTGCTCAAACTGACCGGTAACGTCATACCAGTAGTTTATCTGTCGGCGCACCATGTCCTCGCCGCCCACAGACGCCGACGACTCAGGCGTCACCCGGAACTCCGGGTTGCGTTCCATGAGAGCAGCTTTCTGGCTGTCTACCCACGCGAACACCATGGAACCTTTCATCCTCTCTACATCTTCTGGCCCAACATCCTCAAGGTCTTGCTGGCGCAAGCCGTGGGGGATGTTGTTGTAGAGTTTGATAATTCGGCGTGACGCTTTCATGTAGGGGTCAAGCCATTCCTGTGCCTGAGCTATCTGCGACTTCCAGAAGGCAATTCGACCCTCATCATCGCCGGGGTAGTTCTGGCCCAGACTCGGTGGTGTCCCGCCGCTGGGTCCACGACCAAACAGGTTGATGTTCATCTAACCAAACCCATCTTTCGCATGGCCGCGGCCATGCGCCGTTTTCTCTCAACGTCACGAATCATGGAAGAGTTGTTTTCTTTTTTTTCAATACGTGCCGCAATACGCTCACGGCGATCCTGTTTCCTCTTTGCCTCTTCACCAAAAGCGCCTTCTGGAGATTCAGCCATGTCGCGCTTCATCTTCGCTTTACCAGCGGCTGTGTAAGCGTACTTCTTGCCTTTGTATGTCGGCATCTCAATAGCCTCTCAGAGCCTTAAATCGTGTGCTTATGAAATATGCAATGGGTGGGACTGTCAGCATTAACCAAGTTGTTCAGGAAGTCGGTAACTGGACGGTTTGGGTTTACGCGAGTCTTGAAGGTAACAGTATTACCGCTGACCGACAAAGTTGCCATTGCAAGGGGGTCGCTGGCGATCTCCCTGAGTAAGTCTGCGGCATCAGTCGTGCTCTCTTCCGGTGCCGGTGCTGTAGCCTTCTTTGCCTTTTTTGCCTTCTTGGCGTTTGCCATGATTTATTCCTTTTAAGGTCGTTGGCGACTACTTCTTGCCCATAACGTCGGGGGCCGCTTGTGATCGCGGCCTTCGATTCATAGCTCTTTGGAAGTTGTTCACAGCCGAGTCGTATCTCTTTGTCTTCCTGTCAACATCCCAAATCTTTTGGGTAGCCCTCCAAGCATCAGAAAGGTCCTTGGGAAGGGACCTTACTACGCTCACCACATCAGGGTGAGCCGTACGACCTCCCTCTCGCCTCGAAATGCGTCTCGTACGAATAATATTTTTTACAGCCTGACGACCCCTCTCTGTCGTAGGGGGTGATGATCCGCCAACCGTTTGCAGTCGCTCAAAAAACTTCATGACGGGGTCGGATGTCTGATTCCACCACTCTTTTACTTCTGGCCGTTCACTGTGTGCCTGATTCAGCCACTTGTCGTAATCGGGATTAGCTTTCCGAGTGCTGTCCGCGATTTCGCGTAGGGTTCTTTGGGCGTCTTGGATTATTTTCCGTCTTTTTATGCGTCTCTGTCGATATAACTCAGCTTGCCCCTGAGGGGACTCGCGATACTTATCGTATTCACGGGCCCTCTGGATGCTCCTTATTGTTTCGGAAAGAGTAGACTTGGCTTCACTCGAAGCTCTTACAAAGAGCTCAAAAGCTTTATCTACAGAACTGCCATTCTTCTCTTTCTTCTTCTTCTGGCCATTGGCCCCTGAGGATTGGCTCCACTTGAAGTCGTTGGCCATCTACGCACACCGTTTATGAGGTTGGGTTCAGTAGCCGTGTGCGGCGCTCCGCTGCACGGCGCTCTGCCTGTCTCCGCTTCTCTCTCTCCTCCTTCAGTCTCTTCTTCTCGGCCCTAGACTTCCCAGCCTCCGACCTCAGCCTCTTCTTCTCTGTTAGCGACCGATACTTCGACTTTGCGCGTGGTCGGGTCAACGAATACTCTGGGGCCTGATCGTCCAGCTTAAACGCCTCCGATAGGGATGGGGCGTGTTTAGTCAGGACCTTACCCACTTTATGCTTAGCGTGACTATAGCCGGGAATTCCACGGTCCCTCTTTAGGCTCCTCCACCCACTAGGCCAATTTCTTTTACTGGCGGTAGGAGGTCTATTTCCCGCCCTTGATGGACTTGGTTTTGTGGTGCCATCCTCATATCTGAAATGCCTCTTAATAGGATTAGACGTCATCCAGTCAGTATCACGAAGCTCCCACCCCGGCTCACTATAACCATGCCTACTGGGGTTGTTGGCAACAGGCCCCAAGCCTTCGCTCTTCCTCTTTACGTTGACGCGCTTTATCCAATCCTTCCTCGCCTTCTTCTTCTTCTTCTCCTTCTCCTTCTTTATTTCTTCCTGAGACGGCGCTCCCTTTATCCAAGCCATTACTGCCTCTCCTCTATCATACCCGCATTTACCAACATTTCAACGTCAATGTTCTTTGGGGCATTGACCTCGTAGGCTACCTTGCGACCACGATTCTTGCCGCCAATGCCTCTCTTAATCTCTCCCCAAGTCTGGTAAGGCTTGCGGTCCACCTTCTCTGTCGGAATACCCGACAACGCACCCATCACATAGTACCGCGCCTCATCACAGGCATGCTCTTCCGTCCTCGTATTGATGTCTTCCTTCGGAGAGTCCTCGTCGCCATCGTACATGGCATTTTCAATCTGCTTCTCGAAAATAGCACAATCAGGCGTGTAAAACAAATCAGGCCACTTGCGGATTTTTTCTCCGTCAGGCGTACCGTCCCACGATAGCTTCTCCTTCAGCCACCTCCAGCCATTCAGCCTGTTCTTGTTAGCCTTCTCCAGACGCAACTTGCCGACACGCCTGAAGACATCCTTGACCATGCGGTCCATGGGATTCGACTGG